GCTACGCCCATTCCTAACTACACGCAAAGACGAATTCAAATCTTGGTGCTTGAGACATGAAGTACCCTGGATTGAAGATCAATCAAATCAAGACACCAAATACATGCGCAACTATGTTCGTAATGTTATGATGCCACAAGCATTACACGTTAACCCAGGTTTGCACACTTTGGTTAAAAAAATAGTTGAAAAGCAACTGTAATTCATATATACTTAACACTTTCAAGGAGAAAACATGTCCAGTACTAAAACTTTTAGCGGTGATCAAAAGATCAAACTCACACAACTTATCAACGAGGGTATGGCAACCATGCATGAGATTGATACATTGAATGGTGGATTGACCGATACTATCAAAGCCGTTGCAGAAGAACTCGAAGTCAAACCTTCTGTTCTTAAAAAGGCTATCCGTGTAGCACACAAAGCAAGTCTAACACAGACCAACCAAGACAACGAAGAACTCAATACTATTTTGGAGACAGTCGGTAAGACACTATGACACAGCCTCAACCAATAATTGATTATTGGACTGAAGTCAATACGTACAATCCATTGGGGATGAACAGACCAGATCATATTGCTGTCTTGTTTAAAATCTTCATGGAGTCATATCCAGAATCTGTGTCTCACAGAGAAAATCTTAATAAGTACTTCCTTAAATCGCACGGTCAATTATATCAGGACTTGATAGTTCAGATGTATTTGGGATGGAAATCTAATGGATATTTTGTTGAGTTTGGTGCAACTGATGGTTACGGTATCAGTAACACCTACCTGTTAGAAAAAGAATTTAGTTGGAATGGTATCTTAGCAGAGCCGGCAAGATATTGGCACGACAAGCTACCTACGAATAGGTCATGTAATATTGACTTCAATTGCGTTTGGAAAAATACAGGTGAGAAATTAATGTTCCACGAAAGTTCTAATCGACCAGATGCTAGCGCAATTGAACAATATATAACTCTGACTCCCGAACTAACTCAAGTAATCGGTGGGAATTCATCAAACTACGAAGTAGAAACCATATCATTATTAGACCTTTTGAAAAAGTACAATGCACCAAAAGACATTGATTACCTTTCATTAGATACAGAAGGTAGTGAGATAGAAATTTTACGAACATTTGACTTTGACCAATATAAGATTAAGTTCTTGACAGTAGAGCACAATTATAAAGAAGAAAATAGGCAAGCTGTACATAATCTATTAATTTCAAAAGGATATGATAGAGTGTTAACGCATATATCCAATTGGGATGATTTTTATGTTTTAAAGGAATTAAACAACATATGAATAGATTGATAGCGTTTGGGGATTCAATAACTTATGGTCAGGGCATGGAAGATTGTAATGGCCCTAACTTTACACCAGGTCCTGCACCGAGCAAATTTGCCTGGCCCCAAGTCTTGGCTGATAAATTAAATATTCAGGTAGTCAATAGCAGTTTATCAGGTATTAGCAATCTTCATATGTTATGGAGAATTTTAAATTTTGAATTTCAATTAAGTGATATATGTGTTGTCCAATGGGCACATTTTGGTAGAACTCCATTGACTAGATTAACATATGAATGCAATGATAAGGAATGGTTAGCAAATGATTATAATAAGGCTACAATGCTTCAAATAGAAGAAACGGAGCCTACACATTTAGGTATAAAAAATTATCTGATAATGCATCATGCACATGTGCATCTTTCATCTAAAAGGATAAAACATGTTTTTATGTCGTCAACTAAAGATTTATCAATTTATAAATTGCCCGACTCGTTAAAAATACCTGAACTGTACCCAACCATCAAATTACCCAAAGTTGATTTAGCGTTAGATAAACAACATGTGGGTCCCAAAAGCCATGAAATCTTGGCACTATTACTATATAATAAAATCAATGAGCTATGTTGACGCAATTCACAGCAGGGATGAAGACCGCATTTATGTGGTAGAGAGAAATACTGAGGGTAACCGTGAGTACAAAGAGTATCCTGCTAACTACATTTTGTATTACAGTGATCCAAAAGGTAAACAGCGAAGCCTTTACGGTGATCCTGTTTCTAGATTCAGTACCCGCAAACGTCAAGAATTTGAGAAAGAAAAACGAATTCACTCAGGCAAGAAATTGTTTGAGAGTGATGTCAATGTGGTGTTCCGTTGTCTTTCAGAAAACTATCTTGGCGTCGATGCACCTAAACTTCACACTTGCTTTTTCGACATTGAAGTAGACTTTGATCCTGAAAAAGGATTCAGTCCTACTAGTGATCCATTCAATCCGGTAACAGCTATCAGTTGTTATTTAGATTGGCTAGATCAATGTATTACTCTAGTCATTGCACCCAAGCATATGACTGATGAAACAGCAAATGAAATCGCATCAGAGTTTGAAAACACAATGCTATTCAAATCAGAGAAGGAAATGTTTGACGTATTCTTTCAATTGATTGAAGATGCTGACGTACTAACTGGTTGGAACTCAGAGGGGTATGATATACCCTATATGGTCAATCGTGTTACACGTGTGATGAGTAAAGATGACACCCGTAAGTTTTGCTTGATGGGTCAACTTCCCAAGCCACGAGAATACGAACGATTTGGTAAGTCAGAAACTACATATGATTTGGTAGGTCGCATTCACATGGACTATTTGCAGTTGTATAAAAAGTACAACTATGAATCACGCCATAGTTACAAACTCGACTCTATCGGTGAGATGGAAGTAGGTGAGAATAAAACTCAATATGAAGGTACTCTAGACCAATTGTATAACAAGGACTTTAAAAAGTTTATTGAATACAATAGGCAAGATACGATGCTTCTAGTTAAGATTCACAATAAACTAAAATTCTTAGATTTGGCAAACGCACTTGCGCATGAAAATACAGTGCTGTTGCCCACAGTCATGGGGTCTGTTGCAATGATTGAAATGGCAATCATGAACGAGGCTCATGAAAGAGGTCTGGTAGTTCCAGACAAAAAACGAAAGGACAAAAGTGATGATGAAATACAACAAGCGGCAGGTGCCTATGTTGCTACGCCCAAAAGAGGAATTCATGAATGGGTCGGAGCAGTTGACATTAACTCGCTATACCCGTCAGCAATCCGTGCTCTTAACATGGCCCCAGAAACCATTATTGCTCAAGTCAGACAAACACTCACTGACCAGTACATGAAAGACAAAGGCTTGCGCCTTGCAATGGAAAAGAGGCACTATAAAGATGGTGATGATTCAGTAGAAGGCGCAATTCTATGGGAAGGTTTGTTTAGTTGCTTAGAGTATACAGCAATCATGGATCAAGAACGAGGAACAATTCTTTGGGTAGACTATGAAGATGGGCGCAGTGTACAAATGAGTGCGGCGGAAATCTGGAAGATGATTTTTGACAGTCATAATCCTTGGATGATCAGCGCAAATGGTACAATTTTTACGTATGAACAAGAAGGTGTAATTCCGGGATTGTTAACACGCTGGTACTCAGATCGTAAAGTTATGCAAAAGAAACTTAAAGAAGCAACAACCAATGCTGATAGAGAGTATTGGGATAAGCGACAACTGGTTCGCAAGATTTTGCTTAACTCTGCATATGGCGCATTGTTAAATGAACATTGCCGTTTCTACGATAAACGTATAGGTCAAAGTGTTACATTGAGTGGTCGTCAAATTGTTAAACACATGATGAGTCAAATAAACTTAATAGTTGCAGGCAATTACAGTCATGAAGGTGATGCTATTGTATATGGTGATACTGACTCATGTTATTTTACTGCACACAATACCCTAAAGCCTCAAATTGACAGTGGCGAACTGCAATGGGACAAAGAACTGTGTATTGGTTTATATGATGGCATAGCTGATCAAGCTAATGAATCGTTCCCTGCATTCATGGAGAAAGCATTTCATGCTCCTCGTAAGAACGGCGAGATTATCAAAGCTGGTCGTGAACTGATTGGTGATCGTGCAATCTTTATTACAAAGAAACGTTATGCAATTAACATCTTTGACAAAGAAGGCAAACGCAAAGATAAAGACGGCAAAGCAGGTGATATCAAAGCTATGGGTCTTGACTTGAAACGTGCAGATACTCCTAAGTACGTACAAGAATTCTTAATGGATGTTCTTGAAATGGTTCTACAACGAGGTAAAACACGTGACGAAGTTCTTGAGAAAATTAAAGAATTCAAACGCACATTATCATTACAAGACAGTTGGACTAAAGGTTCTCCTAAAAGTGTGAACAAACTTACTTTTTATGGTGAAAAAGAAGCAAACAGTAAAAAGGGTCGTGAGAATATGCCCGGACACGTTCGAGCCGCACTCAACTACAATTACTTACGCAGAGTAAATAGTGACCAATACAGTCAAAAAATAGTTGACGGTATGAAAGTTATTGTATGTAAACTGAAGGATAATCCATTGGGCTTTACTAGTGTCGCATATCCAACAGATGAACTCAGATTACCCCAATGGTTCTGTGAGTTGCCGTTCGATGATTCAGCTATGGAAAACACATTAGTTGATGAAAAAATAGAAAACCTATTAGGAGTTCTAAATTGGGATATCAGAAGTAACTTAGATGTTAAGTCTACATTCGATTCATTATTCACATTTGGTTAAACAAGTGTTGACTTTTGCAATAAAACCCATTATAATACACAGCACAACTATCTAAATATGGTAGTAACAAATAAAGGAAAAACATGAAAGATTATTTACTAGACCTCATTCAACATACCAGCATCGCAGAGATTGACCTTGTCAAAGTTACTGGCACCGATAAACAAACCGTTATTACAGCACGTGCAGAAAACAAATCTGTGGTTGTAGAAGGTACATTTAAAACTCCCATTGCTGACTTCATTGGTACTTTTGGTATGCCTAACTTGAGTAAACTAAAGACAATTGTTGGCTTTGAAGAATACGATGAAACATCAAAAATCAACATTACACGTACTCAACGTGACAATGAAGATGTTCCAACTACAATTCACTTTGAGACAAATAACGGTGACTTTGTTAACGACTATCGTTTAATGATAAAGAGTATCGTTGAAGAAAAAGTTGGTAAACTGACGTTTAGAGGAGCGGCTTGGAACGTTGAGTTTGAACCTAGTGTCGCTGGCATCTTACGTCTTAAGAAACAAGCAAGTGCTAACAGCGAAGAACAACATTTCACTATGACTACTAGTGGCACCGAATTGAAGATTAACTTTGGTGATCCAAGCACTCACAATGGTAACTTTGTATTTCACTCAGGTATCACTGGTAAGTTGTCTCAGCCTTGGAAGTGGCCTGTAAAAGTGTTCCAGTCTATCATGGAACTACCCGGTGATAAGATTGTCAAGATTGCCGATCAGGGTGCAGTTGAAATCACAGTTGACAGTGGCCTTGCAACATACATATATCTATTACCAGCACATTCAAAATGATTGATTATGTCGTCGGTGGCGAGTACCTAAATGTTACATGTAACAAAGGTGCTATGCCTTATATCAATAAAAATAATGGTCAACCTATGACTGGCGCAATAAGTTATGATCCTGGTAGTCAACAGATGAAAGTTTACGATGGCAACGTTTGGTTGAGTCTTGGCGGGGGCAGTGCCGTTGTCAATTTAGATCCAGATGCTATCAGAATTCTCAACTGGGCTAAGAAGAGGATGCAAGAAGAAGTTGAACGTGAACGATTAGCAGAAACTAACCCCACCATTAAAGATTTGATGAATCAACTTAAAGAAAAAGAAGAACAACTTAGAATTGTTCAAACATTAATTAAAGAAGAAGAAAAAGTTGGAACAAATTAATTTATCACAACAACAAAAAGATGACTGGGCATTGTTCTTACCAGCAGTGTCTAGCTTTTTCATTAGTGGCTTGGGCAAACAACGTGAAGGTAACAACTACTTTGATGCCGCACGTATTCCTGCAGGCTTCAATGGTGATGTTGAATGTTTAAACTTTTTAAACAGTAAAGAAGGTCTATATACTTACAAGTGGGGTCTATACTCAGCAGGTCATGCTAACTTAGATCCTACTAAAGATGATCACGCGGAATCTATTATTCGTAAACGTGAACAGGGAACTTTCATGTTAGGTGATAGCGGCGGCTTTCAAATTCTTAAAGGTCAATGGCCGGCTGATTGGAAAGATCCTAACTGTCCTAAAGCATTAGCAAAGCGCAAAGAAGTTTTGTTGTGGATGGATACGTATATGGATTATGGTATGTGTCTTGATGTTCCAAGTGAATCTTATCGTAATACCAAAGCATATGAACAACATAAGATTGCTAACTTAGGCGATGCAGTCAAGGCTACTCATATCAATAACGAATACTTTATTAAGAATCGCAATGGTAAATGTAAGTTTCTAAACGTTATGCAGGGCCTAACACATACTGATAGTGACCATTGGTATGAAGAAATGAAGAAATACTGTGACCCAAATATCTATCCTGACAATCACTTCAATGGGTGGGCGTTTGGTGGTCAGAATAAGATTGACGTTGACCTGATGCTACGTAGACTTGTAGGTATCATCCATGACGGATTGTTAGTAGAAGGAAAGCACGATTTACTACACTGTTTGGGTGTAAGTATTATGGAATACGCTGTATTGTTCACTGATATTCAACGTGCTATCCGTAAGTATCACAATCCTAAATTTGTGATTACATTTGACTGTGCTAGTCCTTTCTTTAGTGCGGCTAAAGGTCTTGCTTACTTCAATACAACTATTGAACATAACAAGAAGTGGGCATACTCTATGACTAAGACTGCTGAAAGTAAAGATTATGCAAGCGATACTCGAAAATTCCGTGATGCTGTTTTGCAAGAAGGTATCCATGATAAGTTCACTGATAGCCCAGTAACAGATCGTATGCTAATGAAAGACCTGTGCTATCGCGGTCATGGATTTATCAACAATCAAGGCAAAGAAACTAAGACTAGTTGGGACACACTGAGTTACACATTGTTACAAGCACATAATGTTTATCAACATCTTTCTGCGGTGCAAGAAGCTAATCGCAGATACGAACAAGGAATTATGCCTAAGATGCTAATTAATAAGTTTGAAGACATGCACTTTGGAAACATCATTGATGAAATATTTAGATTAAATGATAGAGAAAAAAGCCTAGCATTAATCAAACAGCATGAGAATCTATGGACTCAAATGAAGTCTGGTAGTCAAGGTTTGAGTGGTCAAAAAACAATCAATGCAATCACTATGTTTAATACATTGTTCGAAGAAGTAAATACTATCGAACCTGAAATGATCACTGAAGATGATAGCGATGATGCAATTCAGGAAGCATTAGGAGAATGATATGCCATATACACAACGAATCAAAACACTTGAAGAATCACACCGACTAGTAGATAATCAATTATTTCAGCTAGAAAAATCAGGTAGTACTGATACTACAAAGATAAATGAATTGAGCCAAACTAAGGCAAAATATTTGAAAGAGTTAAGTGAGATGAGGAGAGCACAGTGGGATCATGACCACGAAACAGTTCATTATGATGATGACCGATGAAATATAAAAAAATAATTACAAGTGGTTGCAGTTTTAGTGACCCGGTAACTCCCTTTACCTGGCCCAACCAACTAGAAAAACACATCGAACGATTGGATCCTGCTGTGAAGTTTGACCATAGAGGATTGTCTAGTCAAGGGCAAGAGCTTATTCAGAAGAAAACACTTCACGCTATACACGAAGCATTGGAACAAGGATATCGACCAGAAGATATTGCAGTTTTCGTAATGTGGTCTAGTAATGATAGAAAATCTTTTTATGTAGATCACGGAGATTTTGTTAATGAATTAGTTGAAAATTGGAAAGGTTCTCAACAGGGTTGGCAACTACAACTAGGCGACCTTAAAAACTTTTCAGAGAATCCCGGCGAAGTTACGTCAAAGGCCGACAAAATAAACAATGTCATTCGATATAACAAATGGGGAGGATGGCTTATCACATCTGCCCATACAATTGATGCTGTTAAGTTTGTAAGAGATTATTTTATGATGGGTGTCGGAGAACCATGTGCATTATCGGTCCACACAAGTCTTGAAAATATAATTATGTTGCAACATACCTGCAAGACATTGGGTATTAAATTGTACCAACAATATTTTATGGATCTTACTTTCAATGATTTTAAACAGTTTAAAGATCATCAAATTGTGCAATATCTACTAAAACAAATAGACACATCAACCTTTATTTCACCCGAAAAGTCAATTCATGGTTACTTACTACCAAATCCAGAATGCTTTAAAGATGTTAGAGATCCACATCCTAATGGGTTGGGTCACAGACGCTGGCTTACAGAAGTAATGTTACCACATTTAGTTGACGACGGGTTCTTTGACTGATATAATAATACTCATGAATCAACACGAACAAGCAATGACTGAAAAACGTCAACGAATTAAAGATTTAGCGAACCGTACTATTTTTGTTCGCTTTCAGAAAGAGGGTATTCATAAGTACCCAGCGGCAGCAACAGACCCTAATTTGGCAACAGGTGATGAGTATGATGTTAGCTTTCTAGCAACTCCGCATCGACACATCTTTCATTTTGAAGTGTCGATTGAAGTGTTTCACAACGACCGGGATATCGAGTTTATTCAGTTCAAGCGATGGTTAGAGAATCAATATTCTCAAGGCATTCTTGCATTGGATTACAAAAGTTGTGAAATGATTAGTGATGACCTCTATGAAGTTATCGCAACTCGATATCCAAATCGCAACATCGCTATTCAAGTATCAGAAGATAATGAAAACGGTGCTACGATTATTTACAATACACGACAACCTTATCAATCACTCGCTATTTAAAGGAATTAATAAAATGGCAAAGCAACACTATCAATCCAACCCTCGTGTTCGTCAAATTTTTGATGATCTAGAAAAGTATTTGGAATTCTGCCAAGACTATGGTTATAAATTTGACGAAGCAGACTTGTATAGTAATAAAAGTTACATCTACCGTCAATTCACTAAATATCTGACAGGGAAGCCTGTACGATATATGTGGGAACTGGATGCAAAAAATTAAGATAGTAATAGTGACCGGGGGATTCGATCCGATTCACTCTGGTCATATTGAATATTTCAAAGCCGCCCGTAAATTAGGAGAGAAACTAATTGTCGGGCTAAACTCTGATGATTGGTTGACCCGTAAAAAGGGTCGACCTTTTATGCCAATTGTAGAACGAATATCAGTAGTAGAAAACTTATCAATGGTTGATCACTGCATATTGTTTAACGATAATGATGGCTCTAGTATAGAAGCTATAAGGAATGTCAGACAAATGTACCCTGACGCTCATATTATCTTTGCCAATGGCGGAGACAGAACAAAAGAAAACATTCCTGAAATGTCTTTCCAAGATCAAAACTTAGAGTTCGTTTTTGGAGTAGGTGGTGAGGATAAGAAAAACTCTAGCAGTTGGATTCTTGAAGAATGGAAAAATCCAAAAACTAGAAGACCGTGGGGTTGGTATCGAGTATTAGATGACAAACTTGGATACAAAGTAAAAGAATTAGTCATCGAGCCAGGCCAACGATTGAGTATGCAACGCCATTTCTTACGTTCAGAACACTGGTATATACTTAAGGGTAAATGTGATATTGCAACTGATGTAAAAGGTAGTATAATGAATATTACTAAAAATGCAAATGAAACTTATCAGATCGGCACAGGTGTATGGCATCAAGGTCAGAACAATTATACTGAACCATGTCATATACTAGAAGTTCAATACGGTGACAAGTGTATAGAAGAAGATATAGAAAGAAAAGATGCGTAAATTATTTTATATGGGTTTAGAACCCTACAAAGCACGATATACCCTTCAATTACTAGAATGGAATGTTGAAGTTTTTAAACGTAGAAAATTAAAGTATGTTGTAGTTCCCGGAGAAACATTAAGTAATGATCAAGCTATTGTAACAGGTCAAGTACTAGATGCACATGGTCGCTCATACTTTGGTATGAGTCAATTGATGAATCTAGTTAAGATGATGAAGTCCGGAGAAGTTACTAGTGAAGATGTTATCTATTTTGAAGATATGTTTCAGCCGGGCTTTGAGAGTCTGCCTTATATCCTTAATCAAGTTAGTGAGGCACATCGCCCTAAAATATATGTGCGCTGTCTTGCGCAGTCTATCGATCCTGATGACTTTGTTCACGTTTGGGGGATGGCCAAATGGATGGGTTCCTATGAGAAAATGGTCTGCGAAGCTGTTAGCCAGAGTGGTGGTGCGATCCTCGCAACTAATGAAGAAATGGTCATGAACATGAAGATTGCAGGTTGGGATGTACCAATCTACAATATCAGTGGTCTAGCATTTGGTAAGGATGAGGTTATGTCTCGTGTAGATAGGAATATTCCTTTTCATGATCGTAAACATCGTGTTGTATTCAGTGCTCGTTGGGATCAAGAAAAGCAGCCTGATTTTTACATGGATGTTATTGAAGCATGGGCTAAACGTCATCCAAACAACAGTGTAGAATTTGCCGTGTGCAGTGGTGCTAAACTGCGTAGCAATAATGATAGTTACATGAAACGTACACATGATTTAGTAGAGCGTGACCTATTACGTATCTATGAGGATTTAGAAAAGAATGATTACTATGATATTGTTAATAACAGTCGTGTTGTTTTTAATTGTGCTTTACAAGATTGGGTTTCAAACACCGTATCAGAGGCCGATGCTCTTGGATGTAATGTACTGTATCCAGCGTATCGTAGCTTCCCTGAAACTTTTAGTAACGATCCAGAAAGACTATACATCCCGTGGTCTGTAGAAGATGCATTAGATAAACTTGAAAAGTTATTGAAGAAACCACATGCTGATATTGGCAAAATCAGTGATTACAACAATGGAACGATTGATAGAATCGTTGACATTTTACAAGGCAATGGACAGAGTATGTTGAGAATGTCCACTGACTACAGAAAACATACCCGCGAATCTAAATATTAAGGAGAAAATTATGAGCGCACATCAAGATATTGAAACACAATTGGCTGCATACAATGCAGAGAACGCTAAGTTTGTAGCAGGTAATGCGGCAGCAGGTACTCGTGCCCGTAAAGCATTAGCTGAACTAGCTAAAGCAGTTAAGGCTCGCCGTAACGAAATTACAGCAGAAAAAGCCGCACGTGCTGAAGAAAAAGCTAAAGCAAAGTAATTTTGCTAAATATGTTGTAAGCTACACAACGGTAGCTTACATATCAAAACAAAACCATCACAAAGGAAGGTTATCATGAGTTATAATAAAACAAAAACAGATCCAGAGTTGGGTCAAAAAGTACACGAACATCTAGTCAAAATGGGTGTCGAGACACCTACATTGCCGAACAATTTAGATCGAAAAGATAAGATTGATAGAATTGAAGAACATTTCACTATCATTATGCAATATCTTGGATTAGATTTGTCTGATGACAGTCTTATTGAAACACCAAAGCGTGTTGCTAAAATGTATGTCAATGAAATCTTTTGGGGGCTAGACTATGAAGCATTTCCAAAGTGTACGACTGTCGATAACAAGATGCATTACAACGAAATGGTCGTTGAACGCAACGTTAATGTCCAGAGTAACTGCGAACATCACTTTGTTATTATTGACGGTCTGGCCACTGTTGCTTATGTTCCTAAGCAAAGAGTCCTCGGACTTTCAAAAATTAATCGTATTGTCGAATATTTCTCTAAGCGCCCTCAAATCCAAGAGAGACTTACAGAACAAATCTTCCACACTCTCCAATTTATACTGGAGACTGAAGATGTTGCGGTAATGATTGACGCACAGCACTATTGCGTAAAATCACGCGGTGTAGAAGATACAGGCTCAAGTACAGTTACTTGTCGTTTAGGTGGTGGATTCAAAACAGATCCAGCCGCAAGACAAGAGTTTTTACAGATTGCTAACAAGGGTTGCAAATGAGTGAAATTATTGAAGATACTATTAGTAGAAATAAAAAATTTCAAGAAGAAAGAACTCGCAGGTTAAAAAGAATGCGAGAACTTAAAGCACCTGATATCATAATTCAAACTGAAGAAATGATATCAAAAATGACTATAGCAGAATATAAAATCTTCTGTCAGCAAGCCGAAGAAGAAGATAAAAAAGTTAAAGTAGAATACGCTAAAAATAATCCTATTCAAAAACATATAGTCGATGAAATTTATGATAGGGAAAGTAAACTCTCTTATACTTTCTTCACTTACTCATCTACTGTACAGTGGACAATGGCTATTAATCCTTTGAGTTTTATGAGTGCAGATGATTACGACAATGATTTATATCAAACTTTTTTAGACCATGCTCAAGAACTTTATCAAGAAAGATTCAAAGAAAAATGGAAGGCTGAAGAATGAATTTATTAATCATTATTTTAGTTATCGCAATCATTGTGTCAATCGCTCGTATGTTACCAAAAAGCAATTGTACAGGTAACTGTAATCAAGGTCGCAACTGTAATTGTGTTACAAAGGAATAAAAATGGGATTCAGAAAACCAATGGACTATAATAGTGTTAGTCATCAAATTTATATGGCAGGTGTAGAACTATACAGTCCTTACAACGACGGATACGTTCAATTTGAAATCAAAAAAGACTTGTATAAACTCAAGTGGTTGATTGATGCAATGATGAAGGATAGTCCTGAGTTTGGCGGTGAGCAAGAGTTTGTAACCGAACATGAAAAGACTATAATGTGGCGAACACTGACAAAATAAGACTCATGAATAACATGACGAAAGAGGAAGCACGTGCTTTCATTCGTAAGGTTATGGGGCCTCCCAAACGAACGTTAGAAGGACAAGAGAAAGAAAACATGTTAACAGTGTTCCGTCTTATCGAACCTGTAGAAACTACTAACAATCAAAGATCGTTTACAGAAGAATATGTTCACGCAGGTAAAACATATTACGTTCATTACTTTGGCAGTGAAACAGAAGTAGAAGAAGTATTACCAGATGATATTCAATAAAGTTAAAGAATTAAAAGAGCAAGGTAAAAAAATTGGCATAACATTTAGTCAATTTGATATGCTACATGCAGGTCACATTGCTATGCTTGCAGAAGCAAAAAATCATTGCGATTATCTAATTGCAGGACTACAGACAAATGCATCAATTGATCGCCCGGACACTAAAAACCCACCTATACAATCTATTGTCGAACGTCAAATTCAGTTGGCAGCGTGTCGTTACGTTGATGAAGTGGTTGTGTATAGTACAGAGCAGGACCTCGTTGACCTCTTACTCATATTACCGGTGGATGTCAGAATCCTTGGTGTCGAATATGCCGACAAGGAGTTCAGTGGTAAAAGTGAGTGCGAGCTCCGATCCATCGATCTTGTCTTTAACGGTAGAGATCACTCCTTCAGTTCCAGTAGCCTACGTAAACGTGTCTATGATAGCGAAACCAAAAAGCGAGGTCAATAATGAATGATTTTATAAACAAGTATAGAATCAAGCATGTAAGAGTTGCTAAAGACTATCATACTATAGATTACGGGTACACACTCGGTTCGACTATTAGTTACAGTGGTCGTGAAGATTTTATTGAAATGGAATTACCCCGCAGTGCATTTGAAGAACTGGTTAATATTGATCATACGATTCATGATTGGGTACAAGAGGAGCGTAACGAAGAATACCTACGTAAAATGCACCCGGCACTTAGGGAAGCATATGATAAATACCGAATGCTCCTAGAGATATATCGGTAATCAAATAGCGGTCTTGGCGTCATTCCCGCTTTACAAACTCTGCCGCCTATGCTATAATCAACATAGGAGAAAATAATGGCAAATCAATCAGTAAGTTACAAGTACACAAGTACTAAAGAGTATCACGATAGCTTCCCTTGTGCTTATCGTCAATGGAGAGCAGATAGTCACTGCAACATGATTCATGGTTACAGTTTCAGTATGAAGTTCTATTTCGGTACAAACGATCTAGATGTTCGCAATTGGGCAGCAGACTATGGTGGACTAAAAGAATTGAAAAAGATTCTTGAGGATCAGTTTGACCATACTCTATTAGTCGCACAAGACGATCCCGAACTTGAAACATTCAAAATGTTACAAGAAAAGAAACTTGCTAAACTAACTATTCTTCCACGTATCGGTTGTGAGAGTTTAGCAGATATGCTTTACAAGTACGTCAATGGTGTTTACATTCCTGATATGTGGGGGTTAGGTGAACACAATCGTCTATGGTGCTATCGTGTTGAAGTGCGTGAGACACAATCTAACATGGCATATCGTGAAGGTCACCGTGAATGGAATGAGGATCTGTTTGCATGAGCGGGCGCTTCCTTTCACCCAAGGACCTAAGTGCTGCCAAGCATGAACGTGAAATAGTCAACAGTTTGCTTAAGCGGGGCAAAGTAAAAGCCGCAGAGCGTATTGTTAAAGAGTATCACATTGTTTGTGGTTGCGGTGTAGAAGGATGCATTTTCATTCACCTACAGCGTGACGAAACTGAAGAACAAAGAAAAGAACGTCTGGGGTATTAATGAAGCGACTTTGGCGCATTTGGGCAAAGGCATTAGGAGAGAAAGCAGGTAATACGGACACTGAGTCTGACCGCATTGCTTTCATCCGTACTCTTATTGTGTTATCATATATTACAACAAACCTGTTTATCGTAGCAGGTGTTATACGGCATTGGTAAAAATGAACAAATTAAAAATATCAGAATTATTTTATAGCATACAAGGTGAAGGTCGTCATATGGGTGTACCAAGTGTGTTCTTACGCACGTTTGGTTGCAACTTAAAGTGCGCTGGTTTCGGTATGCCAAAAGGTAAGTTGAGTGAAGAAAGAATTAAAATTGCTGAGTCTAGCCAAAATTACAAAGATTATAAATCCCTTCCGCTTGTCAGCACGGGATGTGATTCTTATGCATCTTGGGACCCTAATTTCAAACATCTTAGTCCTTACTATGATACCGGCGATGTTGTTAGTCGCATTATGGATATACTGCCATTCAATGCTTGGCATGATGAGCACTTGGTTATCACGGGCGGTGAACCGCTTCTAGGATGGCAACAACTATATCCTGAGTTGCTAAGTAATGAAAAAATGTTGAACTTAAAAGAGTTAACATTTGAAACTAACGGTACACAACCATTAGGTGAAGAACTTAAAAAATATCTACAGACTAAGTGGCATAAACAAAAGGGAATTGAAACAGTTACATTTAGTGTAAGTGCTAAACTCTCTAGTAGCGGTGAAGATACGAAAGAAACTATCTGCCCTGATATTGTAGCAGAATACGAAATGTATGGTCACACATATCTTAAATTAGTTGTTGCAACAAATGAAGATGTTGAAGAAGCATTAGAGGTGGTTAACACATATCGAAAGAACAATTTCTTTGGCAACGTGTATCTAATGCCAGTCGGTGGTGTTGAAAGTGTGTATAGTTTGAACAATCGTAGAGTAGCAGAACTTGCTATGAAACATGGATTGCGCTACAGTGATAGACTTCAAGTACCGTTGTTTAAAAATGAGTGGGGCACTTAATGACACAAGTTATAATTACACGAACACAATTTGAAAGACTCAAAGAAGTATTTGATATGTACGACAGTGTAGATCGAATTGTATGGAAGCAAGAATCACTCAGTGGTATTGGTCCCAATGTCACGATTGAGTTTGACCCAAAAGAATCTGTCAAAATAGATATAACAGATGTGGAGAGTTGGTAATGATGGATAAAAGATATGGAGAGTTGGTAATGATGGATAGTTTTGTTTCTCACCATCGAGAGGATGATTGGGCTCTTAACCGAGTACAAGATTGGCAATATAAATTATGCTGGAAACCACACACCTGTTTTCTTACTGGAAAACAACTGTGGGGTAAACATGCTTATCACGGTACTAGAATTATTACTGGCCCCGGTGTTCCGATTCATGAAGACTATTGGATTGGTAAGAATGAATTCGTGATTTGGAAATTAACAAAATGAGAACATACGATAAACGAATTGCATTTTTAATCAGCGATCAGCACTTTATTCCTCACGGTGGCATTGGTAGCTTCTGTAAGAGTTTTACTGAAATGTGTAGTAGATTGAACTGGAAGGTTGATATTATCTTGGACAAGATACCTAATAACGATGATTTTCAAAAGTTGATCGAAGGTGCCGGAGCAAATGTGATTTTTCCACCCAAAGCAGTGTCAGTTAGGCCCGGTGTAGTAGAAGTAAAAGCTGAATCAGCTTTACCGTATGACGATCACACCTCTACTTTTTCGTTCAGTGACACTATCAATTTTGAAAAGATCATTAACTTCCGCAAAGCAATAATTAAAGCGTTTGAAACCAATGCGTATGACATGATTGTGTGCAATACACAGGAAGCAATGACTGCGGCTTATGCAATGACTATCAACAAGTACATTCCGGTAGTGTTCTATACTCACTTACACAGTATGATCTTCCGTGAAAGTCAAGGCAGTGATGTGTTCTTGGATAGTTATCACAATTTCTATAACAAGCATATGGAATTCACTGATATCATCATCGGTACACAAAGTCAAAAGAATATTGATGAACTCACTAAGTATGGTGCAACTAACTGTCAACTATTGCCAATGCCCATGAGTGAGCGAGGATTGCTTGAGTCGTATACAGGTGAGAAAAAAGGTGTATTGTTCATCGGTCGTTGGGAAGAAGGCAAGAACCCTGAAGCATACATCAGAGTCATGAAGGAAGCAAAACTGCCATGCAAAGTAATGACTAACAGTAATGGACAAAAGAAGTTCGAAAAAGCTTTCGCTGAAGCCGGCATTACTGATTATGAAATCAAAGCAGGTATCACTGGTCAAGAGAAAGTAGATTTCATTCGTAGTTCTAGTGTATTCTTTATGCCCAGTTTACGTGAGAACTATCCTTTCGCATTCTTAGAATGTCTAGGTCATATGCCATGTGTTGTATTAGATACACAAGATTGGTCTGATAACTTTCACAGCATATTCTATCACAAAGTACACATCACGAATGCCGCTGATACAATAAAACAATTATATGGCATAGATCAACCATCGTTGGCACTTGATTATGTCAATCAACTTGACAATGAAGTTGCACAGAAGTGGGTCAAGTTCCTAGATGAATTTGTAGGGAAACGTAGTAATACTAACTCTGCAAAAATCAATACATACGAAACAATCAAATATAGAGATTATATCAAAGAATTAGAACGCAAACACTTAGCACGTGAAGATTTTGAAAGTGTATTGTCAAACAAATATAAGTTTATCAATGTTTGGTATACTGACAATGATACTTATTTGAGCAAAGACCCAACATTTAAACCACAGGAGGAAGAAACAAACGAAAGTTTGTTTGAATGGCAATGAAGAAAATTTTAATTACAGGTAGCTCAGGCTACATCGGTTCACATCTATGTGATCTATTAGCAGGTGAATATGAAGTACATGGACTTGATATCAATGACCCACAAGTAGAGATTGACAAGTTTTATAAACTGGATATCAACAAGCAGTTCTCAATTGAAGGTATTGAGTTTGATGCAGTTGTGCATTTGGCTGCATTGGTCAACGTAGGTGAAAGTCAAGAACGACCTATCAGCTATTATATTACTAACTTGAATGGTACAATGAATGTCATGAACA